AAGAATAAAAAGATTAAATGCGATATATATACCAGAGTATCCACAACCATGCAGGTAGATGGCTACAGTCTGGATGCTCAGAAAGAAAAACTCAAGAGATATGCGGAATTTCAGAATATGGAAATTGTAAATGAGTATTCCGATGAAGGTAAGTCTGGAAAGAGCGTAGAGGGCAGACCGGAATTTCAGAGAATGTTGGATAATATTGAGAATGGAACAGATGAGGTACAGTTTGTATTGGTGTTCAAGCTTTCCAGATTCGGTCGTAATGCGGCAGATGTATTAAATTCTTTGCAGAGGATGCAGGATTTTGGAGTGAATCTGATTTGTGTAGAAGATGGAATTGACAGCTCAAAAGATAGTGGAAAGCTGATGATTTCTGTTCTGTCTGCGGTGGCAGAGATTGAACGAGAGAATATCCTTGTTCAGACAATGGAAGGACGTAAGCAGAAAGCCAGGGAAGGAAAATGGAACGGAGGATTCGCTCCATATGGTTATGAATTGGTAAATGGAGAATTACAGATTGCAGAGGACGAAGCGGAGATTATTCGTCTGATTTATGACAAATTTATTCATACAAATATGGGAATCTCTGCGATTGCTGCATGGCTGAACCAGCACGGATATAAAAAGAAAAAACGACAGAATAATACACTGGACGCATTTGCTTCTTCGTTTATAAAAGGTGTTCTGGATAATCCGGTATACTGTGGAAAGCTGGCTTATGGACGAAGGAAGAACGAGAAAGTTTCAGGAACAAGAAATGAATATCGCATTGTAAAACAGGAAAATTATATGCTGCACGATGGTATCCATGAAGGGATTGTTTCAGAAACAGACTGGGAGTTGGCCCATCAAAAACGAGAAAAAACAGGTGTGAAATATGAAAAGACACATAGTCTCGATCATGAGCATATTTTATCTGGAATATTGAGATGCCCGTTATGTGGAAGCGGTATGTATGGAAACGTGAATCGAAAGAAAAAGAAAGACGGAACTTTATATAAGGATTATTTCTATTATGCCTGCAAACATCGTCGCCTGGTAGATGGTCATAAATGTGGATATCGTAAACAATGGAGTGAGGAGAAGATTAACAATGCAGTGGAAGAAGTTATTCGGAAGTTGGTGAAGAATCCAAAGTTTGAGGAAGCAATACTGAATAAAATCGGTTCAAGAATAGATACAGAAGAAATAGAAAAAGAGATTGAAGGATTGGAAAAGCAGCACAGGCAGTTGACCGGAGCAAAAGCAAGACTTGGACAGCAGATGGACAGTCTGGATATTATGGATAAATTTTATGAGAAGAAATATCAGGATATGGAGACAAGGTTATACCGTTTGTATGATGAGATTGAAGGCGTGGAGAACAGTATAGAGGAAGTAAAGAATCGCCTGCTGAATATTCAGCAACAGAAAATATCAGAAGAAAACGTCTATCAATTTCTTTTATATTTTGATAAACTATATGATAAGTTCACCGACCTGGAGAAGAAAGAATTTCTTAACAGCTTTGTGGAACAGGTGGACATTTACGAGCAGGAGCAGCCAGATGGCAGATTCCTGAAGCACATAAAGTTCCGTTTTCCGGTGTATTTTGGAGACAGGGAGACACAGGAACTTTGTTGGGACAACGAAAGTACCGTTGAAACTGTGTGTCTTTTACAACGTAAATAAGCGGTTTTACAGGCTTTTATGAGTGGAGTTCAGTCTATTTGCCACCCATTTGCCACCGTAATTTTTAAAATTATCACTGAACAAAGAAAAGGGAGTGAACACGCTGAACAATCAGCGGATTCACTCCCACTATTTTTATTTATGAGGTTTTTGCTTGGGTGATTTTTTCAAAGAGATCAACAGAACGTTCAGCCATTTTTTCTGTATCATGCACGTAGGTCTGCAACGTGGTTTCTATATTGGTGTGTCCTAATCGTGTCTGAACATTCTTAACATCAGCACCGGATTCAATTAACAGTGTTGCGTGGGTGTGCCTTAAGCTGTGATAATCAAATGCAAGATGCATTTCATGGTGTATAACCCTACTGCAATACTTAAATGAATCAGTAGAAGTATATTGACCGTTTTCATCAACACACACCAACCTGATACGTTGTAGTGGACTTTCAACACATTTTTGAATAGGTACAATCCTGATCATGTCATTACCTTTTTCATCAGTTTCAATCTTTTTGACATGAATCGTGTAATATTCACCATACTTCATTTCATTCTTGAGTTGTTCAGCTTTTTCCTTTTTCAATGCCTGATATAGTGTTTCACCAAAAGGGACTTCACGAACAGAAGTAAATGTTTTTGGTGTAGTAAAGTACCAAGATGAACGCTGTTCTTTCTTACCTTTCTTTTCAACGACCTTTCTTACATCTGCCCCAAAGTTACGTTTTACAATCTGCTTATTTACAGATATTTTTCTTTTATCAAAATCAATATCATCCCAAGTAAGACCAAAGGTTTCTGATATTCGTAGGCCTGTATAAAATCCAATCATTAAAGGTATATAGTACCGTGTATTTTGGAATCTGTCACGAATCTGACCCCATTCATCTAAGGTCAATATAATTCGTTCACGTGGTTTTTTATCAACCTTTGGAAATTTCACATACTGCATAGGGTTAGAAGGTAAATAATGCATTGGCTCAACTGCATAGTTTAATGCTGCACTGAATACAGACAAAATACCAACTAAATGACTTTTTGAATTACCGTTCATTTTAAGTTCAACTGCATATTCCTGTAATACTGCCGGAGTAATTGCTTTTAATCTATACATACCAAATTTTGGAATTAGATGCCCTTGAATGATTCTTAAATACCCTACTTGGGTGTTATATTTAAGGTTGGTCTTACAGTACAGATCAAACCACTGATTCAGGTAATCAGCAACCGTTATTTCTGTCGGTTCAAATACAGTCCCGGCATTATTGTATTCATTCATAGCAGCAGTCAACGCCTGTTCAGCTTCTTTCTTTGTTCTGAATCCACCCTTTTCTTTTTTCTTTCTTTTACCGTCAATTTTTCCAAGGTCGAAATAATATGACCATGTTGTACCTCTTTTTCTTACTCCACCTTGCATAAATAGCACTTCCTTTCATTGAAACCATAAGGAATGAATGCTATAATGGTTTTGCATAGTCCAAATCATTTCATTCCTTTGGTTTGGTTTTGCTGACCCTGACCGCTGCAACGGTTGGGGTCTTTTTTTTAACTGGTTACACTTGGTTACGCTTTAGTTACGGTTTAGGTTACAGTTATATTACCTTGATTTACAAGGTGGTTACACTTGTCTACGGTTCGTTACAAGTTCTTTATATAACGCTTATATGAATAAAAAAATAAAGTATAAAAAGTAAAATATATAAGATATAGATTTTAAGTGTAACCGTAACCAACCGTAACCTTGTTATAATCTATCTCTTATTTTATACTTCAGATAATTGATATTGTGGTTATTCATTTTGTCAGCATAAGGTTGTAAACTATCATAAAACTTTTGATATTGATTTTTCTTACCCTTTTCGGTTTTCAATTTTTCCGCTTTTTCAAAAGCAGTGTTGTAGCATCTTCCGATTAACTCATATATAGCGTCTTGTTCTTGATCAAAAATTTCATTTACCGCAGCAGTTGGTGAAGCACCTGAAAAATTAACATACGGTTCTAAAGTTTGCAAATGTATTGCTTTTTCTTTTAGTAAATCCATTCTACTAAAGAAAATATCAGGTTTTACTGTATTTGAAATAATTTTTATGCAGTCCTGTATAATGCGTAAATCATTAGTGGCTTGCTGCTCTGATGTCTGCTTAAGTTGTCGTTCTGTCATAATTAGTTTGTCAGGTGAATCGGTTAGAACTATTTTTTGCCATTCTAACAAGTATTCTTTTTTCTTATTAAATCCGAATAATCCCATTTTTACTGCCCCCTTATTCGTAAATTGATTAGGCTTTCATGGTACCCATAAATTCTTGATACCTGTTCAGTAGTAAAATTACGATATTCATATAAATCTTCATCCGGTATCAAAAGTTCGACAGCAAATAAATTCGCTTCAACCTCCATCCGATCTACAGATAATCCAGTATGATTTTTCAAAAAAGGTGTATTTGAATTTGGATGTAATAAAGCGTGTCCCAACTCATGAGCACAAGTAAATTTCTGTATATGATCAGGAAGATTAAAATTTATATGTATTTGTTTCATTCGTAATTGTTTGTTGTAATATCCGTTGATGCTTCCTAATTCTTCAAATAGTACAGTAATCCCAAGACAGGAAGCAATTTCAAAAGGGTCGCTTGTGTCATATTTCCTTTTCAGGAAAGCGATTCTTTTCTTAATATTCAAAATATGTTCACATCCTCTTAGTCATCTTTTCTATATTTCTTGGGTGTAAACTTTTGTTTCGCATTGATTTTTGCAATGCGGATACTGTTTTCAAGACTGGCTTTTAAAAGTTCTCTCGTTTCATCATCCAGCGGTTCGCCACTAAACATCAGGGCTTCTTGGCTGTTTTCTAAATCAGTAAGTGCGTTTTCCAATCTTTTTGCAATATCTCGTTCATCTCGCTGTGAAAGTTCAACATTTCTCCCAAGAAGATAATCCATAGATACATTAAAATAGTCTGCAATTTTTTGGAGCTTGTCAGTATTTGGTGAAGAAGTCCTCCATCTGCTGATTGTTCCATTGCCAAGACCAAGTTCTACTTCTAATTGCGGTAAACTCATGTCACGTTGTTTTGCAAGTGTTCTAATTCTATCTACTAGCGTCAAATCTCGTAAACTCCTTTCGTGTTTTAAATTTACATGAAAAAAATCATGTAAAACCATTGACAACTAGAAAATAATCATGTATTATGTGTTTGTAACAAAGAACACATGAAAATAATCTATTAACCCATACGGTTCGGCAAAATCAATGGGAGTAGGTACATGAAAATTTTCTGGTATCTTTATGCCTATATGATAGATTATTTTCATGTAAAAGTCAATAGTATAATGAAATTATTCATGTAGGAAGAAGGTGCAAATATTGATTTATGAGAAAATCCAAAAACTCTGCAAAGAAAGAGGAGTCACAATCTATAAGTTGGAAAAAGAACTTAACTTTTCTGAAAGCAGCATTTGTAAATGGAAAAGTTCGAACCCATCCATTGATAAGGTTCAGGCTGTTGCAGATTACTTTGATGTTACGGTTGACTTTTTGATTGGAAGGAACTATTGCAACGGCAGCGGCAATGAGTAAGAAAGGAGAAAAAATGCAGCAGATGCAGATACAGGGGACAGAGATACAGATTAAAGAGTATCAGGGTAAAAGAGTTGTCACACTCAAAGATATTGATGCGGTGCATCAGAGGAAATCTGGCACTGCATCTAGGAACTTCAATCAGAACCGTAACCGGTTCATTGAAGATGTTGATTTTTTCAGGATAAATGTAACTGACAACGAAATTCGTAGTCAGTTCGGAGTCAGTCCCAACGCTGGTGGAACAGTAATACTTATCACAGAAACAGGTTACCTGATGTTGGTGAAGTCTTTTACAGATGATCTGGCATGGAAAGTCCAGAGAGAATTGGTTGACAGTTATTTCCGGGCAAGAGCAGAACCGGAAGAACAGATCATGCAGGAGATCATTGAAAGTAATGTGCCTACGGTAGTAGTTACCACAGACAAGTTAATCAAGTGTGCTGAGATTATGGCAGGATGTTTGGAAGGTAATCGTTCCTATGTACTCAATATTCTCAAAAATGTTGTTCCAAACATTGATGATGGAGAAGCAAAGACTACGGAGTGTATTGAGGTTACAAAGGCTGAGAAATCAAAAAGGAAATGTGCTGAATATTTACCACAGGCTGTAGAGATTGACACAACAAAGATGTTACTGGAAATGAGTATGCAGGGGATTGATTTACCAACACTTGCGAAAAAGGCATCCGTTAGTGTAACAGCCATAATGAGTTGGATCAAGGGAAATCATAAACCACTTGAAGTGAACAGAAGTAATATTTGTGCGACACTTGGTAAGGATGAAAACTTCCTGACACCGAAACGTAAACGGAATGTCAAATCATAAAAAATACCCCATAAGAACTGGTACTTCTTACAGGGTATAGCAAATAACTCAGCTACATAGTAGCAGAAAGTGAGAAAAAATGCAATGAAAAAGATTTTAGAAGCATGGATTGAGCAAAAGATCAAGTTTGACAGCGAAATGGAGTATCTGACGTTCTACCATGATTTGAAAAATGGAAAGAAAGCTTATGAAGTAGTAAGTGAAGAAAAGTGTTCAGACGGTTCAGTTGTAGTTCATTTATTAAGACAGTACAACAATAATAAGTTTCCGAAAGCAGGTGAGTAGATGACATTCAGTGAAAAATTAAAACAGGCTATGCAAGAATTACACCTGAATCAACGTCAGGTGTGCGGTATGACTGGAAAAAGTAAAGGTTCTGTCAGTCAGTACCTTTCAGGTAAACAGATACCGTCAGAAGATGTTCAAAGTGCTATTGCAGTAGCACTTGGACTTGAATCAGATTACTTTTCAAAATCTGATGAACAGGTGGTTGTACTTCCAACTGCTGAATTGAAAAATGGGGTAATTCCCCGGTTAGATGTGGAAAAGGCTGCAAAGCTGTTACAGATGAACCACAACACAGTTCGTAAGGGCTTACAGCAAGGGGTTTTCCCTTGGGGTTACGGTATTCATACATCTGACAACAGATGGGTGTACTTCATCAATGCAAGACGTTTTGCAGAAATCGAAGGAATTACAGTATAGAGAGGTGAAAGAAAATGAGTGAAGTTAAAGGTTATAAAGTATTCAATCCTGACTGGACTTGTAGAGGTTTTCAGTATGAGGTAGGAAAAATCTTTGAAGAAGATGTTAAGCCAAGCTGTTGTGATAGAGGTTTTCATTTTTGTAAAAAAGCTGCTGACTGTTTCAGCTATTACAGTTTTAATTCTGAAAATAAAGTTGCAGAAGTTATTGCACTTGGTGAAGTAGATACAGACGGTAAGAAATCATGCACCAACAAAATTCAGATCGTGCGTGAAATTCCTTGGCAAGAACTTTTGACAATCGTAAATACTGGAAAGGATTGCACAGGACTCTGCAACACCGGGAACAGGAACACCGGGAACTGGAACACCGGGAACAGGAACACCGGGGACTGGAACACCGGGAACTGGAACACCGGGAACAGGAACACCGGGAACAGGAACACCGGGAACT